TTCGAACAGAAATTAGTAATTTAGTAGATTCCTCTCCATCAACATTAGATACTCTTAATGAACTGGCCGCTGCTCTGGGAGATGATCCAAATTTTGCCACCACTATTGCTAGCGGATTAGGTCAAAAGGCAAATTTAAGTGGAGCTATTTTTACAGGACCTGTTACTATTCCTAGCGGAACTGGCAATTTTGATAGTTTGACAGTTAATAATATTGTGGTTAGTATTAGTGGTCACTCTCATAATAGCAATGATATTGTTGATTTTGGCTCTAGTGTGAGCGGTCTTCTTCCCACTATAATAAATAGTGGCAATAATAGAATATTAACAAGTACGGGTTCTTCTGTTGGAATAAATGCCGAAAACAACGCTACGTTTGATGGAACCACATTAGCTGTTAGCGGGGTATTAATAGTTGACAAAGTTAAAATAGATAATAACGTTATATATGCAGAAACACCAACAAACAATAAACACTATTTAGGTATTAATGTTGATCAACTCTTGATTGACACGTCGGAATATTTTTCTGCTGCTGGTAGTGGAGGAGTAACAATATTTGGAACTAATAATCCAACATTAATAATTACAAATGAAACAGCCGAAGACTATCCTACAGAAATTAAATTAAGAAGCGCTGGTGGATCATCAAATAAATTAATTATAGGTTCTTATAATACCGAAAATTATAATGGAAATGGTCCCTCAACCAATGTTAATGAAATTTACTCTTTAGCCGATTATGATCTAAGTATTCTTGCTGAGAGCGGTAGTTTAAATCTTAATGCTTTTAATAATAGCGTTAATATTGGACCAATATTAAATATTGATAATTTGCGTTTAGATAGCAATACTATTTCCAGCACTAATACTAATGGAAATATTATAATATCCCCAACCGGCACTGGCAGGGTAGGAATAAAACACAACAATCCAAACTATACATTAGATGTTAATGGTAGTGGAAATTTTTCTAGTGGGCTTTATGTAAATAATATTGCTGTCAGCATTAGTGGACATACCCACTCTAGTTTAGATATCACAAACTTTAATAGTAGTGTTAGTGGATTGTTACCAACCGTAGCGAATAGTGGTAATAATCGATTACTTACTAGCGACGGAACGTCCACAGGCATTAATGCTGAAAGTCTTATAACTGCTAGCGGAGCAATTATTGAGGTGGGAACAACTGGAGTTTTTCTCGCAGGAATGACTATTCCTAGTATACAGTTGTATTCTGCTGTTAACGAAAGCGCTGCAATTATTTTTAAAGATTCCAGCGGTGTTGATAAACTTAATATTATTAGAGATGATGAAGATGATGAAAATAAAATAATGTCATTATTTTCTCCATTATTAATAAACGCTACAGATCAATCCGTGAGCATAAATAGTAGTGGATTATTATATAATGGTACGCAAGTTAGTGTTAGTGGTCATACCCACACAAGTGCTAATATTACTGATTTTAACTCTGCTGTTAGTGGATTAATTCCAGTCAAAGATATATTATCTGGATCTGGTATAGGTGTGGCAGCAAGTTCTGGCAACTACACTATTAGTGTAAGTGGTAATTATGTAGCGTCTACAGGAACACTAGATGTTCTTGGTTTTAACACAAATATAGAACCAAATCTGTTACAAGGACAACTAGGTTGGAATAACACAGAAGGCACTATAAATATTGCTCTTACTAACGATACCGATATTCATGTGGGCGAACATAGTTTTTACAGAGTAAGAAATGAAACAGGATCGCCTCTATATAAAGGTCAGGCTGTTTATGCTAGCGGCGTTCATGCTAATGGTATTATAACACCATCATTGTACACAGCAGATGGAAGTATAAGAGAAATAAGATTCATTGGTTTGATGTTAGAAAATTTAAATAATAATAACAACGGATATGCTATACAGTTTGGTCATATAGAAAATATTGATACTAGAGGTAATGTTGCTAGTAATATCTCTGTTGGAGATGAAACTTGGGCTGATGGAGATATATTATATGTTCATCCAACAGTAGCTGGAAAACTGACAAAAGTTGAACCCAAGCACAGTATTGCTGCTGCTATAATATTAGATGCTGCAAACAATGGGCGAATTTTCGTAAGACCAACTAGTTATGGTCATCTTGATGATAATCATGATGTTGCAATAAGCGGAGCAACCAACGGACAATTTTTACAATATAATAGTGTTACAAATTATTGGGTTCCAAGTAGTAGTGGTAATTTTAGTACACTATTAGTTAATGGAACTGGAGTTAGTGTTAGTGGTCACACGCACACCTCCTCAAATATTACAGATTTTAACAGTAGTGTTAGTGGATTACTTCCAACCATATCTAATAGTGGTGATAATAGAATATTAACTAGTGATGGAACTAGTACTGGAATAAATGCGGAAAGCAACCTTACGTTTGATGGTAATTTATTATCTGTTTCAAGCGGACTATCTGTTATTTCACCCTCCGGATTTATCTCTGCTAATTTTGAACCGGTTCTGTCACCAAATTTTGGTCAGTCCGCAACATTAAGACTAGTAGAAAGTAACAGAGGTTTTGGCCCAACCATATCAATTAATTATCATGGAGATAGTGGAGCTGAAACTGACTCAGAAGGAGTTCGTCATAGAGCAACACCGAGAATAGCCTTAATAAAGTCTAGTGGTACTTATGAAAGTCCAACAGTTTTAGGTGGATGGGAAGCTCTTTCTGTAATAAGAACAGAAGCTGTTGGTCAGAGTGGACTAGATCTGGTGGGCAGAATGGTAACATGGGCAGATGGTGCTGTTGGTGGATCTAACATATATCAACCAAGCAGAATGAATATAGAAGTTAGTTCTGGTTCTGGTAATCTAGATAGAAATATTAGTATTTTTTCTAACGGGTCTGTCACAACCAATTGTTCGTTATCTGTAGATCAAGGACTATCTGCCCCAACACCCATATTCTCATTAGGAACTGTTAGCGGAAATGTTAGTATTAATTATGGCATAGATAAACAAATTCAAACCTTAACTCTAAATGGAACAGCTACTAATTTTATAGAAGGAAGTGGTTGGGACATATCTAATAAAAGCATTGACGTATTATTAGAAATTATTGTTAATTCAACCACAACAGTAGTGTGGACGATTATTGATGATCAATATAATCCATTTCCGTTTTTTACACCGGGTAAATATCTTGTGCTTTTAAGAAGCATGGGAACAACAATTCAAGGACATTATATAGGAGTTAAAACTAATTAATTATGTATTACAATAATAATGATAAAATTTTAATTAGAAAATTACCAAAAAATATTATTAAGCCAGACGGAAGTTTATTTATAGATTTTAATTTGAGTGATATAAATACACTATCTGATTACGGTTTTTATACTGTGCGAAATGATAACAATGAACCACCAACACCAAAAAGTATAGAAAAAACAGAACAAATAACCATTTTGCTAGATAAACCATATGTTGATATTATAAGAGTATGGTTTGATACAGAAGGAGCATAAGATGTATTATAGTATTAGAAATCAACAATTAATCAATGATGCTCCAACCAGTATAGCATTAGACAATGGTACAATAGTTACTGGTAAAAATTTAAACAATAATATATTAGCTGAAGGTGGATACTACTCTGTTCGTACCGACAGTCCACCACAACCACAAAATACTGTAGAAAGTATCTTCGAAAGAATAGTTAATATTGATGGTGATTTTGTGGACATAGTGCGAACATGGATTCCAATTCCAGCTATTGTTCCAGAAAATATCAGCGCACGACAAGTAAGACTATGGTTAATTGATAATGATATTAGCTTAACAAGTGTTGAAGCCGCTATTGATACTATTGTTGACGAAAAACTAAGAGAAAAAACACGAGTAGAATGGGAATATGCGCCCTACATTGAAAGAAATCACCCTCTAATAGATAGTCTTGCTCAGTATCTGGGATTAACGTCAGAACAAATTGATCAAGGATTTATAGCAGCAAGTCAATTATGAATAGTTTTGTAAAAAATAATAGCTTATTAATTTCTAAGCCTCAACAATCTTCAGGATTTCCAATTTTATGGCTAGACGCTGAAGATAGCAACATAACCACTATTTCAGGATTAGTATCTCAGTGGAATGATAAAAGTGGTAATGATTATCATGCTACTCAATCAATTGCGGCTGATCGCCCAGCATATAGTACTACTATTAGTCCTAGAAGAGTAAGATTTTTCAATACGGACAGGTTGTTTACAATGCTGCCCACGACTAATGGTGTCATGATACTTGGTACGAATGATGGAACAGTAGCGTATGGTGTTTCTATTCCATCAGGAGCATATACAATAGGTAGACACGATGGTTTCTATATGCCAGACTTTACTAATCCTGTACCTTCAATATATAGTCAAGTTATTGTTCCGTCAACAGCAACAACAGATGATATAAATTATTGGATAAATTATATTAGAAATAAAGGAGCTGGAAATAACTATGAAAACACAACACAATTTAATAACTTTTGGAGAAATTGGATCGAAATAACAGCTTTCCCATTAATTAATACAAGTAATGCCATATCTCTTATTAATACATGGAACGGATGTTCTCAGCTTTCTAGTTTTCCGTTAATCGATACTAGTCAAGTTACTAATTTTTTGGCGTCATGGAATAACTGTAGTAGCTTGTTTACTTTTCCACAAATAAATACCTCTAGCGCAACAATCTTAGAAGCAACATGGCGAAGTTGTAGTTCTTTATCATCCTTTCCTTTGTTGAATACATCTAACGTAACCAATTTTCAACAAACATGGCAAAGTTGCAGTGGATTAACTAGTTTTCCAGTTATCAATACGACGAATGCTATATCGCTAAATTCCACATGGGCCGGATGTCGTGGTTTAACTAGTTTCCCCATAATTAATACTCCGAACGCTACCAACTTTTCGTTTGCTTGGCAAAATTGTATCGGATTAACTAGCTTCCCATCTTTGCCATCACTTTCATCTGCCACAACTTTTCAAGGAGCATGGGGTGGGTGCTTAAATTTGGTCAATTTTCCAGCTAATTTTTTTAATGGGTGTAATGCTGTTAATTTTACTAATGCTTTTAGCAATACTAATTTATCTCAAACTAGTATAGATAATATTCTTGTTAGCATTAATAGTAACAATACAAATAACGGAACTTTTACTCAAAGTCAAGGATCGCCTCCATCATCAGTGGGACAAGCGGCCATAACGGCCATGAGAAGCAGGGGCTGGACAATAACAGTGACCGGAGGATTTTAGTGGTGTATTAAATATATACTATATTCCTCAAACCAAAGGTATTTATTATGGCTAATGATATAACCAAAGCAATTTCAGCCAATCCTCTTAAAAATGGCACAACCGTGGTAACCTGTTTAAACACAGGAGAATATTCAACATTAGATACTTATGTGTCAAATATTCCAACTATATCAGATATAGAAGATAAATATGAAGATAGATTTGATGATACTACCTATTATACTATTGGATCTTCTGGAATATTAGGAGTATAATATGGCTATTACAAGACTTAATCAATTACCAGAAGGTAGTGGCAATTTAACTAATGATGATATTTTTGTATTTATGGATGATCCATCTGGTGGTGGCATTACTAAAAAGATTAGCTTAAGTGATATTTCTAATGCTATCAGCAGCGACAGATTAATTAAAGATAACCAAGAAGTTGTACTTGGCAGCGATGGTTCTTTGACATTCCCCAGCGGTAGCATAATAAGCGAAACAAATAATACAATATCTTTAATGCCACCAACAGCACAATCTGGACAAAGTTTAGTGATTCGTCCAACTATGGCTACTTGGGGTCTTGATTCTAGCGGTTATATAGTATATGGTAGTCCTATTACCATTTCTGTAACTTTACAAAATTGGGCTTATTTTGGAACAGTTAACTATACTATTACTGGTAGTGGAGTAACACCACAATCACTAGGTCGAGCATTAACTGGAAAACTAACTTTTGTAAGCACATCTGCTCCAGATACCGAAACAATTACTTGGACTATACCATCTAATAGTAGTATTACTGAGTTTACTCTAACATTAACAAGTGTTGATGGCACAAGATCAACCGACGAAGAGACAGAAAATGATCCAGCACTATATTATGATTTTGAAGAAAATGCTATGCCTATTGGTCAATTTGTTACTGTAACCAACAATGGAATATCTAATTCAGAACATAGTCACGTTCATCTTGTAGCAGGAGATCCATCAACGGTTGATATATACTTAGGTGATGATGATCAATATGTTAAGATAGAAAAGAACGGTGGAGATGTTATTGTTGGCACTGACTCAAATAACAATCACTGGATTTTTGATACAAGTGGCAATTTAAGAACACCCACAAATAGTATAATATCTAAGGGCTATCCAGGGCAGACTCAGGACGGATCAAGTTGGTTTGTGTCTCCGTCTGGATCACTTGGTGGTCTAACCAGCGCGGACGGTGAACAATATATACAGATTAGTGATGATAATGAAATCTATATTGGTCTAGGCTGGCCTACCAATCCTGTTGAATGGATATTTAATAGAAGTGGCATATTAACATTACCAACTAGTGGTAGTATTACATTTTCAGACGGTTCTCATTTAGAATCAAAATATCCTACAGTAGTTCAACTTGGGAGTGTCAGCGGAACTATTAATACAAATGCTAGTCTTGGAGATATTTTTGATCTTACGTTAGCTGCTAGTGGTACTCTATCTAATCCAACAAATCCTACAGACGGTCAAAGTATCCGCTGGAGAATAAGTCATAATGCTAATAATCTAGTTCTTAATTTTGGAAATCAATTCAAGATCCCATCATCTGCTACTAGTCCGCTACCTATTAGTTCAACTAGTGGTAGTATGGATATTCTTGGTGCTACTTATGATAGTAGCAGAAACAAGTGGGACATTATAGCTTTTGTACCGGGCTATTAACAGAAAGGTAAAATGTTATGGCAACTCTGTATTTCAACGGCGCGGTCGATAACAACTGGGCCACGCTCGGCAACTGGTGGACGAGCGGTGATTTCACCACTCAGGCGTCTGCCCTGCCGACCAGCAGCGATAGTGTTGTGCTGAGTGCAACGTGCGATGCGAACAGCGGCAGTGCGCCAACCGTTGTGAATCTGACGTGTAATGGTGTTGCAGGCTTCCTATATCTCGAAATTGCAATCACCGTCTCTGGCAGCGCGACGTTCAACGGCAGTTTCTACAGCAACGGCGGCGTCAATGGCAACGTGACGTTCAACGACAACGCAGGCCACAACGGCGGCACTAACACCGGGAACGCGACGTTCAACGACAGTGCGTACAACTACGGCTTCATCGACGGCAACGCCACGTTCAACGGCAGTTCGTACAACGACCTTGGCGGAACTATCAACGGCCACGCTACCTTCAACCACAGTTCATTCAACAACGATGGCAACTTCTACGGCGACGCGACGTTCAACGACAGTGCGTACAACTTCGGCTTCGCCGGCGGCAACGCCACGTTCAACGACAGTTCGAACAACGACACCGGCACCGTATCTGGCGATGCCACGTTCAACGACAGTTCGATCAACGGTGGCACCGTCACCGGCAACGCGACGTTCAACGACAGTTCGGTCAACAACGACATCGTATCTGGCGATGCCACGTTCAACGGCATTTCGTACAACTACAACACCGTCGAAGGCAACGCCACGTTCAACGACAGTTCGGTCAACAACGACACCGTATCTGGCGATGCCACGTTCAACGACAATTCGTCCAACGACGGCGGCGCCATCACAGGCAACGCCACGTTCAACGACAGTTCGATCAACGGCGGCGCCATCACAGGCGATGCCACGTTCAACGACAGTTCGATCAACGGCGGCACCGTGTCCGGTAATGCCACGTTCAACGACAGTTCGATCAACGGCGGCACCGTGTCCGGTAATGCCACGTTCAATGGCAGTTCGTACAACGGCGGCTCCGTAGACGACGATGCCACGTTCAATGGCAGTTCGTACAACGGCGGCTCCGTAGACGACGATGCCACGTTCCGAGACAGTTCGTACAACGACAGCACTGGTGTTGTGAATGGCGTTGAATTATACGAAGATCGCACCCCGTTCCCCATCCCTCGCGGCATCAACGGTTCTTCCATTCTAGGAGTTATATAACTATGAATCTTTCACAGCCAGTTACTATTCAACCACCAACCATTACTCGATCCACCGGAGAGGTACGTGTTCAAAAGCCTATCACTTTATCTGAATTGGACATAACCCTAATTGACAATAACAAAAGGAAGAGATGCGAAGTTCGCATTCGCCCCTGCCCCTATTCTCTACTTTTATGGACAAACAATGATTATGATGCTATTGGCGATTATACTGAAGCTCAAGTCGAAGCCAGAGTGTTAGAACTTCTTGGATCAGATATTAAAGCTGGATTAGAAGCATTATTTGTGCCGCCACAAAGACCAGTAAGATAACATACTTCTGTTAGGTGTATAGTATATTAACAACAGGAGAATATACTTATGAAAATAAGAGCTGGTTATAAAACTAGTGAATTTTGGGTAACATTAGTAAGCTTCATTTTTAGTGGTTTATATTTAACTGGTATATTAAGTGATCACTCTCAAAAAGAAGAACTTATCGGGGTTGGCGGCCATGTTGTAGAAAGCATCATATTAATATTTGGTCAATTATTAATCTTTTATAAATATGTTAAAGGACGAAACGAAGTTAAAAAAATAGTTGAACAAGAAAATTTAGAACTGATAAAAAAAACGGAGACTAAAGATGAGTCCAAAAGAACTAGTACTAAACGAAGTAGAAAAACTTCACCAAGAACTAAAACTAAAACTACAAATAGCAAAAAGAGTAGCTCTAAGTGAAGCATGGAAAGTATTACAGCTAGTTACAGCTAGTACTGTTAGGGTTATAGAAACTATAGCAAGTAATCTAGAGGGCAAAGAGAAAAAGGCCATTGCAATAGAGTATATTAATAATTTTTATGATAAAGTGTTTGTGGTAGTAGACTTGCCCTTTGTTCCAAATCTTATTGAACCTATTATACATAAGTACGTGAAACAAATTCTCATGATTATGGTGGGCGCATCAATAGATGCTACTGTGACCATTTTTAGAGAAACCGGGGTTTTCTTAAAGAAAGGAAATAGTTAACAATGTTAGACTATGCTCAAAGTTTTGAAGAGTTTTCTAGTTCGCTAAAACCAATTGATTTGGCCCTATATGCTGGAATAGGATTAGTATTGTGGGTTTTATTCAAGGATAAATTAAGTCCGGTACAAATATTACTAGGTTCTTTAGTTGACAAAATTAAAAACTTACTCAATAAAAATCCGGTAGTTAATAGTTCTGTTACATACAACACAACACCGTTGTTCAATAAACCAGAGATATCTCCTGCAACATCAAAACCAACAAAAGAAGATTTGTTTTTTAAACTAATAGTAAGTTGGAAAGAAACACGAGATTTAGCAAGGTCTTGTGGGTGTGATAAGGCTGTTGAAGTTGCTGATAGTATGTTTCCATATTTAAGTCCTAATGTATGCGCGGGGGAAAATAAAGATGCTTAATTCTAAAAGTTTATTATTAATTTTAGCAGGAGTCCTTATATTTGTTGGATTAACCAAGCCAGATTTCAAATGGCCGGTTAAGCCCAAGCCAAGTGTTGTTGATACTATTGTGGTTGTTACTCCTCCAGAAAGTAAAGAACTAAGAGAAAAGTGCCAATTGGTAATCGACGTTCTTAAAAATGGTTCTGGTGATAGAAAAGCTGATGGCAAAAGATTATCAGAACTATATTCCGATCTGGCTGTTTTGATCAAATTAGATGGAGAAAACGAAGTTGTTAAGACCACAGAAGAGATTAGACAAGCTAATTCTTTAGCTGGTGTTATGTTACAAATGAATATAAAGGATAAATATGATGGTTTATCAGAAGCTACACAAGCAGTGGTTATAAATGAAATTGGCGATGATATTGTTCCTTTAGACGAAGAATTAAGAAACAAGGCCGTAAAAGGTTTTATGGCTTTATCGTGGGCTTGTTTAGAAGGAAGTAAGTAATATGGCAAGATATTCACCAAGCGATCTATATAACGAATATAGAAAAGGTTTTCAAGGATGTTTATGGGAGGAGCATGTTTTTAATGAACTACTAGAGAGTTCCAAATATGCCTACTTTTCAGATGGTGCTAAAAGAATTAAAAATAGCGGAAAGGGTAAGCTCAGCACACCATACAAAAGTGTGTTAAAGTTTGATAAGAACCCTTATAATGAAAGACAAACTACTGGAGATTGTGTTAGTCATGCAACACGAAATGCTGTAGACGTGTCACGAGCCGTAGAAATAGATGTACATAGAGATAGAGAAGCTTGGATAGCAAGAGGAGCAACAGAAGCTATTTATGGCGCCCGCGGTCATGGCGGCCAGGGAATGAGTTGCTCTAGAGCAGCCACTTTTGTAAGCCAGTCTGGTGGAGTTCTTGTTAGAAAAGACTATAAGGGAGTTGCTGATTTTAGCAAATATAATGGTAATCTTGGTGCCGGGTGGGGAGCCAGAGGATTACCAGATAAAGTAATTGATCTAGCGAACGACCATCAAATTAAAACAGTTAGTTTAATTAGAACAGTTGAAGAAGCACGAGATGCTTTAGCTAATGGTTATGGTTTAAGTGTTTGTTCTAGTTATGGTTTTAGTAATAAAAGAGATAGTAAAGGATTCGCAAGGGTTAGTGGTAGCTGGGCTCATGCTATGCCCTGGATTGCTTGTGATGATACTGGTAATGAACCAGCATTTTTAGTTCAAAATAGTTGGGGTCCATGGAATGATGGTGGTCATCCAGAATGGGGTAAAATACCAGACGGATCGTTTTTGATTCATGCTGATGTTGCAGCAGGGATGCTTAGTCAAAATGGGGCGTATGCTTTTAGTAAATTTGACGGTTTTCCTGTTCAAAAACTTCCTTCTTATGGTTTTGAGGATTATTTATGAAATTTTTAGATAAGGTGGCTCTTAATAGATTAATTAGTATTATATCTAGTTTTATATTAGGTGTATTAAAGATTATAGCGCCCAA